ACCCTGCGGCTTTGTAGTTTTGCAGCCAATAGGCGATAATTTGCATATTTGGTGTGCGTATGGCAAGGGAGACTTTGATTCTGGTTTAGATCATGTACTCCGGATCGCAAAAGAAGGTGGCGCAAAGACGATCAGCTTTGACTCATGGCGCAGGGGTTGGAATCATCGTGCTCAGGAGTTGGGTTTTCGACCAAGGAGATGGGTGAGAGGGGTTTAATATGGCTGGTGGATCAACAAACACAATCACAAGGACGGAATTAGACCCGTCCATGCAGCCGTATGTTCAGTACGGTTTGTCTGAAGCTCAACGTCTTTATGCCACAGGTGGCCCACAAGCCTACACTGGGGCAACTTATATTGGCCCATCACAACAGACCCAAGCCGCTCTATCTGCGATGCAGACAAGGGCGATGCAGGGGAATCCTCTTGTGCCTCTTGCCCAGCAACAACTTGCCGGTCAGATCGGCGGTGCTCAGGCAACCGCACTTCAAAGCCAATTTAATCCTTTGTTGCAAAGCACGATTTCGGGTAGTTACCTGAACCCAAATCCTTATCTGACTCAGGCACTACAGCCTGGGTTCTCTCAAGCAACGCAGTCTTATCAAGATGCTATCAATCAGATGAGGTCTAAAGCCTCTGCCTCCGGAAGATATGGGATGAACGAGGCTCTTATGTCTCAGGAGGCTCGCGCTCAAGGTGCGTTAGCAAATGCGCTAACTTCCCAAGCAGGACAACTGGCTTATCAGAACTATGCAGATGAGCGAGCAAGGCAACAATCCGCGTTAGGTCTCAGTGCGAATCTTTACGAGCAAGAGAAGGCTAGACAACAAGCGGCTATCGGTGCTGCGCCAGGTCTCGCCGCTCAAGACTACACAGACATTGCACAACTTGCTCAGGTAGGACAAACGGCAGAGCAATACCAACAGGCAGCTCTTGCGGATGCCATTCAGAAGTTCAACTACCAACAGCAACAGCCTTACGCGAACCTACAGTCATTTTTGTCGGCGGCTTACGGATCGCCGATGGGTATGCAAACCATGCAACCGACGTACTCTAATCCGTTAGCGGGTGTCCTTGGTGCGGCATTGGCAGGAAAGGCTTTGTTGACATAATGGCTGGTCCAGAAATAGCTCTTGCTGCTGAAGCCATCGGAGCATCTGCTGCCGCTCAGGGTGTGGCGTCTGCTGCCGCCGCTGCTGAGGTTGCCGCATCTGCTGCACTTGCTGGTGAAGCTGCGACTGCGGCTGGTACTGCCGCAAATGCGGTGGGTGCTACTAACCCATTCTTGTCTAGTGCGTATGGTGCTTTGCCTGGGATGACGATGGGTTCTGAACAGGCCGCAATGTTGGCTGCTCAGACAGGAGAATTTGGTCTGCCTGGTCTTATGTCTACAGGTGGTTCCGCAACGTATTCAGGTGCTGGCGGTCCGTTAGCAAAGGCTTTGTTTTCTTCTGGTACGCCTACGGCATCGAGAATGGGTCTTCAGGGCATCAATATGTTGCAACAGTCTCAGCCAAGACCTATGGGTCAGGCTCCAGGGATAAGAAAAGGACAATCCTTGCAGGCTCCCAATATTGCGTCGCTTTTGCCTCAGCCGATTCAACGTAAACGCTTGTCGCTTTTGTGAGGACATGATGGACGAATATTTGCAAAGATTGTTTGGTTCCGGACCTTCTTACTTGGGGCAGCTCATGGGAGAAGATGCTGAGAGACTTCGTAGAGAAGCACAGAACCAAGGATTGCTTGGAACGGGAATTGGCTTACTGATGGCCTCCGGTCCTTCTGCACAACGACAGAATATTGGTCAGATCATCGGTCAGGGGTTGATGACCGGACAACAAGCGTACCGCGGTGCTATTCAGCAAGCCTTACAAGACAAGATGATTGGCTTGCAACTTAGTGAAATAGCAAAAAAACAAAAGGCTGAACAAGCAATTCCTGGTCTTATTCAAGGTGCTATGGTTGCTCCGCAGAGACAGTTTACGGATTTAGAGCGCATGGAGATGCCGACTCCTTCTGTAACAACAGGTCCGGCTCAATTAGACATCAACAAACTGATAAGCACGGCAACTGCTGCTGGAGTTCCGCTGGGTTCTGTATTGCCGCTAGCAAAAAGCATCGGTGAAATAACACAGCGTCCCACAAAAGAGGTTGGCGGTGCATTATTTGAACTTCAAGATGGCAAGTGGGTAAAAGTTGCCGGTAATCCAAAGACGAGTACGGCAACAATATTTCAAGATGGTCGAAAACAAACGGTTGCTGTTGATGAAGCGGGGAATATTGTTGGTTATTTGGGCGGGACAGAAGCTCCACCGACAAGCAAAAGGTCTATTCAAACTATTTACGACACAAGCGGGAAAGAGCGTAAAGTAGTTTTTGATGAGGTAACTGGCACTTATACTGAAATAGGTAGTGTTAAGGCTGGCGAAGTGAAAACCCCATCGCTCATGGACTTGGCTTTTGCTCAAAATAAAATAGACCCATCTACTCCTTTATCAGAAATCACGCCAGAAAACTTAGAAAAAGTATTTAACACATACGCTCGTTTTCGACAGGGAACGGATAAACCTGAAACCGTTGTAAACATAACAGAAGGGCAAAAGGGTTTAGAAAATGAGATTCGAGTATCAAGTCAATTTAAGGGAGAGCCGGTTTATAAAGCATTTCAAGAAGTAAAATCTGCGTATGGTCAAATTACAAATGCAATCGACCTTCGTTCTCCGGCGGGGGATTTGGCTGCCGCAACAAAAATTATGAAACTGCTAGATCCTGGTTCCGTAGTTAGAGAATCAGAACTTGGCATGGCAATGCAAGCAACAGGATTAGTAGATCGAATTAGAGGGTTTGCTGACAATGTAATAAAAGGAACAAAACTAACAGAGCAGCAACGAACGGATTTCAGAAGACTAGCGGACTCTTTGTATGCAGATTCCGCAAGATCTTACAATTCAAAGCTAGGTGAATACCAAAATCTTGGCGCTCGGTATGGATTAAATACAAGTGCGCTTGGGTCTCCGGTGGACATTACAGAGGCCGCGCCAAAGCCACCAGCACAACCATTGCTTTCGATATCACGAGAAGCAGCAGCGGCAGAGCTTCGCAGACGCAGGCAAGGGGGATCATGATGGACTTAAGCAAACTATCTGATTCGGATCTTGAGGCTATCGCCGCTGGAGACTTGTCGAAAGTTTCAACATCGGGCTTGAGATATATTCTCAATTATGAGCGTACGGAAGCCTTAAAAAAACCTATTAGAGAAATGCTTGAGATGGGGCAAACTCCTGTTGAGTTGCCATCTCCAGGTGGCATTGGAAGACAGGTTGGTTTAACAGCACGAGGCTTAATAACAGGCTTGACATCTATCCCAACAATGATTGCTGATCCAATAACGGGTTTAATGAATCTTGCGGCTGGTCGACAAGTAGCTGTCCCGCCGAGTGAAACGGTGCAATCTTTATTAAATATGATTTTACCGAAACCGGAAACTCCTAGAGAAAGAGTTGCTCAGGATGTTGTTTCTGCTCTTTCTGGAACGGGAGCCGCGGTTAGGGGTGCTAGATATTTAAGTGAAACAGCAAAAACCCCGACTGTACGACGTACTGCTGAAGTTCTCGCAAGAGATCCTAGAGCACAAGCAGCGGCGGCGATTGGAGGGGCTACTGCTGCGGGTGCTGCTAGGGAAGAAGGTGCGGGTCCATTGACACAATTAGGCGCTGGAATCATTGGCTCGGTGACGCCAGCAGGGGCGCCAGGGGCGGCAAAAAGTGCAGCACAAGTTGCCAGAGCTGTAGTGCAACCGTTTACCCAAGAAGGACGAGAGGTCATTATTGGGAATGTACTCAGACGGTCGGCAACGCTTCCCGACGAGGCCGCTACAAGAATGGCGAGCGCCCCAGAATTTATTCCTGGGTCTATGCCAACAATGGCAGAGGCGGCAAGAGATCCTGGACTATTAGGGCTTCAGGGTCCAGTGTCTAAAATCTTTGATCCACAAAATCTTATTGGCGAAAGATTATCGAGGCAGAATTTAGCTAGGATGCAGGAATTTGAAAGGTTTGCCGGAACCCCAGAAAGTCTTGAGGCAGCAAGAGCGACGCGAGGAACGGTCACCAAACCAATGCGAGAAGAAGCGTTTTTAGCTCAGGCAGAATTTGGGCCAGTGTCATCAGATGTACTTAATCCAGTAAAAGCAACAATTGCAGACATCATTAAAGGCGAAACTGGTGGTTCAAAACCAATTCGTGACACGATGAAATTTGTTCAGGGTTTGATTAGAGATGTGGAAGAAGGGGGAGTTCTTACACCTCAACGACTTTATGGAATTAGAAAAGATATTCGTATGGCCCAAGAGGGTTTGTTTGATAAGGAAGATTTTCGGGCAAGGCTTGCGGCACAAGAACTTTCTGAGGTTAGAAAAGTATTGGACGATGTGATTGAATCAGTGGCACCTGGTTTCAAGTCTTATCTGTCGGAATATCGTCAAATGTCTCAGCCTGTATCGCAAATGGAATTATTGCAAGACATTGGTAGAAGAGCACAAGTAGCAGCTCCAGATATAACCGCGGGGGTTACATCAGTTCCTATTTTTAGCCAAGCAAAATTAAAAAATCAACTCTTAACAAGAGCGGCTGAGATTGATCGCACATTATCAACTGAGCAAAGAGCGATGCTTGATAATTTAATGAAAGACCTAGATAGAACGGCATCATTAACATCCGCGGTCGCAAGAAGACCTGGCTCGGATACCTTTAAAAACTTTTCTACTGCTAATTTGATAGGGGCAATGTTTTCGGATGTTCTTGCAACCACTACTACAGTAAAATCTTTAGCAAGACCACTAGATTTTTTATATAAATTACCGGATCAGCAAATTGCTGACCTTATGGTCGAGGCAATGCTAGATCCGAAACTAGCTTCGCTAATGATGCAAAAAGCATCTAAAATGACGGTTGAGCCTGTATCCAAAGCATTACGAAAAAAAGTTGAGGATTTAGGTTTTGCGCCGTTGATTTCAGGGATGCAAACGGAGTAATCATGGCAAAGACAAAGATTTCAGAGTTCTCCTCAACTCCAAACAACAATACTGATATTGACGGGATCAATATTGCTGAGGGTTGTGCTCCTAGCAATATCAACAACGCGATTCGGGAGTTGATGTCGCAGCTCAAGAATCAACAAGCTGGCTTGGATGGAGATACGTTTACATCGTCAGATGTCTTGACGGTACAGGGTGTCGCTGCTAACGCAGGGCGAATCAGACTTGGGGAAGATTCGGACAACGGCACAAATTACACGGAACTAAGAGCCGCGGCATCTCTTGCAGCAGATGTGACATTTGTTCTTCCCTCTGCGGACGGTGCGGCATCATCGGTCATCCAAACAGATGGATCAGGAAATTTATCGTTTCAAGCCTCAACAGGAACAGGGAATGTCGTTAGAGCGACTTCCCCTGTTCTTACGACTCCAGATTTAGGAACACCTTCTGCGCTGACGTTGACAAATGCAACAAGCCTCCCGATTGTTGGTGGAACAACCGGAACGCTCACGGTGGCACGAGGTGGAACGGGTGGTACAGATGCGGCAACTGCTCGGTCCAACTTAGGCGTAACAGCTACGGGCCAAGATACAGCCTACGCATTCCGATCAAACGATCTTTCGGATTTAGCTTCAGCATCGACCGCACGAACAAATCTGGGTTTAGGGTCGATTGCTACCCAAGCAGCAAATTCCGTTTCTATTTCCGGCGGGTCAATCTCAGGCATCACAGACCTTGCCATTGCGGACGGTGGCACTGGAGCGTCTACAGCAGCGGGTGCTCGTACAAACTTAGACGTTCCTGCAAACAATGGGACAGGTGCTTCAGGCTCGTGGAATATCAATGCGGCAACGGCTACATCCGCAACCTCTGCTACCACCGCAACCAATCTTGCCGGTGGTGCAGCAAACAAGATTGCGGTGCAAACCTCTGCGGGTGCTACGTCATTTATTGATGCTCCTACGACTGCCTCAACCTTCCTGCAATGGAGTGGTGCTACTTTTGCCTGGGCAGCCGCAAGTGGTGGTGGTGGAACGACTACTAATCCTGCTACCTTTAATAATTCTGGGTCGGGCGCAGCATCGGGTACGACGTTTGATGGTTCCGTAGCAAGGACGATCAGCTATAACACAGTTGGAGCGCCATCAATTACCGGTGCCAATGCAACTGGTACATGGGCAATTGATATTTCTGGTCAGTCAGCACAAACGGCTGCAATTTTTGGTGGCGGCACTAATCGGATTGTTTACCAGACTGCCGCAAATACGACATCGTTTATTACTACCCCAACAGTCACTGATACCTTTCTTAAATGGAATGGAACGGCGTTTACTTGGGATACTTCTGCCGGTGGCGTTACTTCTGTAACTGGAAGCGCTCCTGTCAATTCAAGCGGTGGATCGACTCCTGCGATCAGTCTTGCCTCTGGTTACGGTGATACGCAGAATCCTTACGCGAGTAAGACTGCTAACTATGTCCTAGCCTCTCCTAATGGCTCATCTGGAGTTCCGACATTTAGGGCCTTGGTAGCGGCTGATGTTCCTACGCTAAATCAAAACACAACAGGAACCGCAGCGAGTATCGCAAGCGGTGCGGCAAATCAATTGCTTTACCAATCTGGTACGTCAACCACAACCTTTGCCACTGCACCAACGGTTAGCAACACTTACCTGAAATGGAATGGAACTGCTTTTGCTTGGGATACGCCAACAGGAACGGGAACCGTAACGTCAGTGGGTCTGACGATGCCAACAGGCTTTTCAGTGACCGGATCGCCTGTTACAAACTCGGGTACGTTAGCCGTTACAACATCATTGAATGGCATTCTTAAAGGTAACGGATCGGGATTTACTACAGCTACTTCAGGAACCGATTACGCTCCGGCCACAAGCGGAACATCAATTTTGTACGGTGATGGTTCGGGTGGTTTTTCTAATGTCACCATTGGTAGCGGGCTATCGTTTTCCACAGGCACACTTAGCGCAACAGGAGGCGGTGGCGGCACAACAACCAATGCCTTGACACTGAACAATTCGGGTTCTGGTGCGGCGTCTGGGACAACCTTTAATGGTTCTACAGCCGTTACACTTTCCTACAACACGTTAGGTGCTGCACCAGCTCCTACGGGTACAAGTTCGCAGTTGCTTGCTAACGATGGTGCAAGTGGATTTTCTAATGTTAATGTTGGCTCGGGGTTAAGTTTAGTTGCAGGAACATTGACAGCAACAGGTGGTGGGGGCGGCGGTTCTTCTTCTCAGCTTGAATACTTAACAAGTATTACGGCAAACTATACGATTGCAAACACGGCCAATGCAATTGGCATAGGGCCAATCACAGTAGCGAGTGGTGTGAGTGTGACTGTCCCTTCAGGGTCAAACTGGACTGTCTTAAAGAGTACGGCGCTGGCAGCGCTTTATTAAACGAGGATTATATGTCTGCTTTAATTATCAAAGGCAATACATCGGGGGCAGGGTCACTGACACTGCAATCAGCCAATACATCATCAACCACGACGCTGACGCTTCCTGCAACAGACGGCACTTCAGGCCAAGCCATTACAACGGATGGTTCAGGCAACCTGACGTTTACTACCGTCGGTGGAGGTACAACCACTAATGCGTTGACCATGAATAACGCTGGTTCTGGTGACGCATCAGGAACCACGTTCAACGGTTCAGCAGCGCGTACCTTGAGCTATAACACGCTCGGCGCAGCGGCTACAGGTGCATCTAATACGTTTACCGCTGCACAAACATTTCGAGCAGCTAATGCGGTTAGGTCTGAAGCAGCAAGCACTCAAGATGCCGTTGTTGTAGCAGGTAGAGCAGGCGGCACAAGTTCGTATGCGGTGACGCTTACGCCAACGACATTGACGGCAAACAGAACGGCTACGTTTCCTGATGAGTCGTTTACGGTTGGGTTTAGGAACGTCCCAGCCGTTGGCACAAAAACTTCAAGTTATCAACTAGCCGTTGGTGATGTGGGCAAATATGTGCAGATAGGTTCAGGTGGGTCAATTACGATCCCAACAAGCACATTTGCTGAGGGCGATGTTATCAGTCTGTTCAACAACACCTCGGGCAGCATTACGATTACCTGTTCTGCGCCTACCGCTTACATTGCTGGTACAGACACCATCAAAACATCCATGACGCTTGCTACACGAGGTGTGGCAACGGTTTTGTTCTATAGCGCAACAGCTTGCGTTGTATCTGGAAACGTATCATGACAGGCATTCTTCTTTCTTTGCTTGGCTCCACGTTTGGTGGAGGCGGCGGTGGTGGCTACACCGTCATCCAAACCTTTACAGCTACCTCTACGTGGACTTGCCCTGCTGGTGTTACAGAGGTTGAGTATTTGGTTGTGGCTGGTGGCGGGGGTGGTGCCAGAACGTCACTAGCGGGTAATAGCGAAGGCGGGGGTGGAGGCGGTGCTGGTGGATTCAGAACTGGAACTGGTTTAAGTGTTACCGCTGGAACTGATTACACAGTAACTGTAGGTAGTGGTGGTGCTGGCGCTTCCACATCAGACACCAATGGCACAGTTGGTTCTAACTCTGTGTTTTCCACAATTACTTCCGCAGGCGGTGGTTACGGCGGAAAGATAGACACGGCTGGCGGCAACGGCGGTTCTGGTGGCGGTGGTGGATCTGGAACAGTAGGAGGCGCCGCTGGTGGGTTAGGAAATACCCCAGCAGTAACACCATCGCAAGGAAATAACGGTGGTGTAGGTCAGCAAGCAAGCGTAGGCGGCGGAGGCGGCGGCGCTGGTGGTAATGGTGCTCCTTCTGCCGCCACACCAGTTTTAAGTGTAGGAGGGGCTGGAGGTGCTGGCGCAACTTCCTCTATTTCTGGAACCAGCACGACTTACGCAGGCGGCGGTGGCGGTGGTCAATACTATACTGGTGGAGCAGGTGGCTCTGGCGGTGGTGGCGCTGGCGGCGGTAGTGGTAGCGCAGGTACTAGCGGCACAACAAATACCGGCGGTGGCGGCGGTGGTGGTAGCCGAAATGGAAATGGCGGCACAGGCGGCTCCGGCATTGTTATCCTCAAGTACACCGTAGCATCCCAAACCGTATTTACGTTCAAAGGAACGACCACTTGGAAATGCCCGACAGGTGTTACCAGTGTTGACTATCTTGTGGTTGCGGGTGGTGGTGGGGGTGGTGGTATTGGTGCAAACGGTACGACTGCCTCTGGAGGTGGTGCTGGCGGATTTAGAACTGGGACGGGGTTATCTGTTAGCGCAGGAACCAATTACACAATTACTGTTGGAGGTGGTGGTAATGGTGGTGGTGTTGGATCAAGAGGTTCGTTAGGTAGCGATTCGTCTATAGCTGGCTCACCTATTACAGAAAGCCCGTCTGGTGCGGGTACAAATACCTTTAAATCTTATGGCGGTGGGGGTGGTGCAACTGATGGAAACTTTAATGGTCAAGCTGGTGGGTCAGGTAGTGGGGCATCAGGAAATGGGACAGTAGGTTCAGGTAATTCACCCAATACATCACCATCTCAAGGCAATAACGGTGGTACTGGAATATACAGTGGGCCAAACTGGGGTGCTGGTGGCGGAGGTGGTGCTGGAGCCGTTGGAGGTAATGGAACAACTACTACAGGTGGTGTTGGTGGTGCCGGTCAATCATCATCTATTTCTGGATCATCAGTTACCTATGCTGGCGGCGGTGGCGGTGGTGTTTGTAACAGTACCAGTGGCGGTGCCGGTGGTAGTGGCGGTGGTGGCGCTGCTGGCCCAACGGCTGGAAGCAGTGGTGTTGCGGGAACTGCTAATACTGGTGGTGGAGGCGGCGGAGCTGTTAGTAGTACTGGGGTTGGCGGCAGTGGAGGCAACGGCGGCTCCGGTATCGTCATCATAAAAATAAATCAATAAGAGGGTCTATGACAACAAAGGTATTTAGGTTTTTGGGGATTGACACAGCAATGCACTTGCTTCGTCCAGGTGCAAAGTGGGAAATATCAAACAACGTCTTTACTCGGTGGGATGATCCACGGCCATGCCCAAGCATTGAAGAAGTGTATTGGGTTATTGACAAGATCAGAGAGTTTGAGGACAGCATCCCAACAATCTACACCGACGAGCAACTGAAAGAGATGGGCGTAGCCAAAGAGGAATTTGAACGTGCAATTGCATAATCTGTTTCCAACTCCTGTAGGCTTTGCTGAGTTAGGTCGCCCCTTGTCAGATGAGGAACTGTTCTTCATCCGTGAGCTTGAAACACGTCCTAATATGGGCAACACCACAAGCACGAACAACTTTGTCTTGCGTGACCCAGCTTTAACGTCCCTGCGCTCATTCATCGAGGATGCTGTTTCGGAATACTTCAAGTCCACAGTCAATCCTAAGCACAATGTAAGCCTGAGAGTGACGCAAAGCTGGTGCAACTATTCAGAGCAAGGTCAGTATCACCACAAACACGCTCATCCTAATAGTTACATCTCAGGTGTGTTCTACGTGCAGACCAACCCTGATGACAGGATTTACTTCTACAAAGACGGCTGGCAGCAGATCAAGTTTCCTCCTGACCAGTGGAACCCGTATAACAGTGAGAGTTGGTGGTTTGAGGCTTATGCTGGCAGGCTGATTCTCTTTCCTTCGTCACTGACGCATATGGTTCCAGAAATAAAGGGCGAGGACACAAGAATCTCACTATCGTTTAACACCTTTCCCGTGGGAGTTGTCGGGGAAGAAATGGATTTAACCGGACTCAAGCTGGAGGCTTAGATGGTTACTCAAGAACGCCTAAAAGAGTTGTTTGAGTATCGTGATGGGTTTCTGTATGCAAAGCAAGGCTATCAACCAAAATTTACGCCTATAAAGGGCGGCCATAGGTATATTAGGATGCGTGTCGATGGGAAAGTCTATCCGCTACATCGGCTTGTATTTTTGTACCACCACGGATATCTTCCCAAAATAACAGATCATGCAAACAATGACCGGTCTGACAATAGAATTGAAAATTTGCGAGACGTTACGCAAAGCCAAAATTGTTTAAACCGAAGGGTTCATGCCAACAATAAATCAGGAATAAAAAACGTTTATTTTGACAAAGGATGCAAAAAATGGAGCGTCCAAATAACGGTTGATAAAAAACGCAAATTGATAGGTTATTTTGAAGACATTGAATTCGCTGAATTGGTTGCAATTGAGGCAAGACACAAATTTCACGGAATATTTGCAAGAGGTTAATGATGGCTCATTTTTGTAAATTGGATGAAAACAACATCGTCACGCAGGTTGTTGTGGTAGACAACAAAGATACCGCTGATGCGTTTGGTGTGGAGAAAGAACACATCGGTGCTGCACATCTTGAAAAGATTCTTGGTGGTGTATGGAAGCAGACAAGCTACAACGGCAATATGCGTAAGAACTACGCAGGGATTGGCTACACCTACCAAGCAGATATTGATGCGTTTGTGCCGCCTAAGCCCTTTGCTAGTTGGTTGTTAAACGCTGCTGCGCAGTGGGAAGCTCCGGTGGCGATGCCTACAGACGGCAAGATGTATTCGTGGGATGAAGAAGCAGTCAATTGGGTTGTGATTAACAATTCTTTTTGATGTGAAAGTTTTGGCATGACACCGGAACAAAAGAGCGATATCGTTTCAGAGTTAACGAGAGCAACTCCTCCTGTCGCAATTACGACCGCGGTAACTGTTGGTGGATTGACACTAAATGAATGGGTGGCGCTTGCGACATTGCTCTATATTGTGCTTCAATCCGGCTGGCTGATCTGGAAATGGTATCGAGCCGCAAAAGGGGCAAATGATGGCAACTCTGATAACGGATCAGGAGTTCATTGAGTTGTGGGATCGATTTAAAAGTCCACAAAAAATAGCCGATCACCTCAAATTCAACCTCAGAGCAATCTATGTCCGGCGTCGATCCATAGAAGCTCGACACGGAATCGTTCTACAAGCGGATCAAACCGCCATAAAAATAGAACATGATCGCATCCGGTCAATTATGGACATCAACGGCTATGTCGTGGTTTTTTCTGATGCTCACTTTCAGCCAGGTGATGTATCTCCAGCATTTGAAGCACTGCTCACAGTCATAAAAAAAGTCAAACCAAAGGCAGTTATTGCAAACGGCGATATCCTTGATGCTGGCAGCATATCGAAATTTGGGCCTACTGATTGGACCCCGCAAACCAGTTTGAAAGATGAGCTTGAGGCCGTGCAATTTTTTATGGACAACATTGCAAAAGCCTGCAAGGGTTTTGGGACAATTTTGCACCGTACCATCGGAAACCACGATCTTAGATTTGACCGTAAACTTGCGGGATCTGTGCCCGAATACCGAGGAATTGCGGGAACATCACTGAAAGACCATCTCCCTGAATGGATGACGAGTTGGTCCGTGATGGTCAATGATGTCTGCATGATTAAACACCGATTCCAACACTCAGGCATTCACTCAGGATACAACTCGGTTTTAAAGTCGGGAATTTCAACTTGCAATGGGCATACGCATTTGTTGGAAGTCAAAGGTTGGGGCGACTATCGAGGAAGGCGATATGGCATCTCGACAGGAATGCTTGCTGATCCAAATAATATTTCGTTTCGATATTTAGAGGACAACCCCGTCCCCTGGTGCTCTGGATTTGCGGTATTAAAGTTTGAGGATAATATTTTGTTGCCGCCTGAGCTTTGCGAGGTGATTGAGGGGCAGCCTTATTTCAGAGGTGAACGTGTTCCGACGTAATTTAGCTGCGCTGTCTTTGTCTGCTGCTGCGCTGATTGGCATAGCGGTTCACGAAGGGTACAGCGAAAAACCGATCATTCCTGTCAAAGGTGACCGGCTAACCATCGGGTTTGGTGACGCAACCAATGTGAAACCAACCGACAAAACCGATCCTGTGCGAGCGGTGATTCGTTTAGGAGAGCACGTTCACAATATAGAGAAAGAACTAAAGGCTTGCATTGATGTCGAGATGCATCAATACGAATGGGATGCTATTGTTTCTTGGGCCTACAACGTAGGTCCGAGCGCGGCCTGCAAATCGACTTTGGTCAAGAAACTTAAGGCTGGCGACTACGAGGGCGCTTGTGCAGAGTTGTTAAGATGGGATCAGTTCCAAGGCAAGACCCTGCCAGGCTTGACCAAAAGACGGCAGGCTGAGTACCAACAATGCACTGGTAAACGAACATGATCTTTAGGCAGGAACTCATTGCGATCATTGTCTGCTTGGTCCTAGCAGGAACTCATGTTTACGCTTATTTCTCCGGAAGAGACACAGGCAAGCGAAAGTTCGATGAGGCCATTGCAGAGCAATCTAAAAAGCTCGCGGAGGCAGAGGCTAAGAATCGAGAGATCGAACAGCAACTAAACCAAGACAGGCAGAAAATCGAGGTGCGCTATGTGGAGTCGAAACGTAAAACAGCGGCTGTTGCTACCAATAATCTTATTCAGCTTGACGAGCTGCGCCACGAACTTGCCGCCCGAAGTAAAACCGCCGCAGATTCCACCACCTCCTGTGGAGTTGATGGAGAAACAGAACGCGCTCTTTTCAGAGCGTGTTCAGAAACTCTTGTTGGAATGGCGCGAGAAGCTGACGAGGTAGTAAATAAACTTAGTGGCTTGCAGGCTTACGTTTCATTGTGCCAATCTCAACCCTAAGCATTTCCGCGGTTCTCTCTCCGTGAGTGCGTAAGATTCGTCGGTAGACGGCTAATTGTTTTTCTCTGCTTAAGCCGACCATCAATTTTGCCCAGCCTTGAATGACAAAAGGCAGCGCCCTTTGATACGCTGCCTCTATTTCTTTCAGATCAGATGTTTTGACAGCTAAAATGATGTCAGTCCACCCAGCCATGTTTTGCACTAAAAAACAACGTCCCTGGTCTTGGCTCGTGAAAAAACCTCCGGTTCTTCAAGTCTTTGAGTGTAAGAAACGCTGACGGGTTCTCAGCCTGAATAATTCTGATCGCCCGATCCAAATCTGGATTAGCAGCGTCCCCTGGTTTATGTGCCTTTTGCAACATAGCTTGATGTTTGCTGGTGTGCATCTTTGTCCTCAAAACGGAACATCATCATCAATAACAACTTTCACCTCATCTTTCTGCTGAAACTTAAGGCTTAAATATTTCCCGTCAGAACCCTCGTTAACCCATGACGAGACCCAGTATTGAACGCCCTTGATCGTGCAAGACCCTCGGTAATCAGGATGAGAGTCTTTCTCCTTTTTCTTGTTTTTTGAAATTGATCCGGTCATATCCTTTGACATAGCGATTGCTCCATGATGTCGACCTCAGACAGAAAAACCTCAAGGTCAACCTGTATTTTCTTGAGTTCCTCTGCCCTTGGTTCATAACGAATAATGAATAACTGTAAGTGATCTGGCAGCCTTGGGTCGAAACTTACGAAGTCGCACCAAGTCCTTCCGGTGACTAGCATTTGTGTCAGCATCTGTGCTTTATATTTGGTTGGAACCTCCTCGGAAAGAAGATAGTCAACGTGAGTATTTGAGTTGGGGCATTTGATCTCAATCAAACCATCCCCTGCAAAGCCATCAGGAGACGCTCCAAGCCATTTTATCGTCGGGTGCGTATGAAACCCTGTCTGCTCTACAAAAACGCCCGTATGGGCCTCATAAGCCGCCCTAGCAACAGGTTCTTGTTCTGTACCCCACAACATCGCGGTATTCGTAAAGGATTCCACTTGTAAGCCCGTGAGACGCTCTGTAACGAGCTGGATAGCGTAGTTGCGTCTTGTAGCCGTGCCTTGCTTTGCAATCGCGTCTGATGCTCGTGAGGCCGTCAGATGGCCTAGTCTTTGTTTGAACCACTCTTCACTTTTTTGCACGTTTCACTCCTAAGATTCCTTGTTCGATCAGTGTATGTAGGGTCTTGAGATGCGCTGCGTTCCAGAGTTCGCGTCGTTCTTCTTTTGTCAGTCTTGCGCCCTGATCTAATTCTATGTGACACCTAAAACACAAAGACGCGACCAAAGTATCAGAGACCTTGAGTCCCATGCCTTTGCCTTGATTTCTGTGGGCAGCGACAACGGTTCCGTCTTCTGCCCCACAATGTTGACAAGGGATGAGCCTGCAAGCCTCAAGGAGTTTTGTGTCTCTGTACACGGTCAATGTTCCTCAGGTCCAATTCGCAATCCTTCATCTCTTCTGTCCAGATTAAGTCCTTTTCCAGAGCATATTGCAGAAGTTGCTCCACAAAGTCGGAAAACTCTGAAACTGTCAGAGAAGCGGTGGAGGGTTCGATCTCTTTGATATGACCACCAGGCAACTCCACAACCCGTGTCTTGAGAAATCGTACTTTGGCCCATTCGTGCCAGATGTCCTGACTGTACTGCCCGTTCAAGAGTTGTTCTGAACAAGCAGCAAGAATTGACCAGTAAAACCGGTTTTGAGCGACGGTTCTGGGTGGTTTTGTAATCGCAACCATGTAACCCAGAGGGGTTTGTTTGATCGCCTCAATCACTTTCACGCGCTCATGCTCTGTTGTCAAAATCACTCTCATTGCGTTTGCACCATTTAAAGTTTGCTCTGAACGCTCGTCGAGCGGAGTCTTGGAATTTGTCATGTTTTTCAGAAAACATCGCCTCAAGCAATTTTTGCTTGAATCGTTGTGCGTCAACATCCAACCACATCAGGTAGGCATCAAGGCTTTCAGAAAACAAAAACCTCATCGCCGTGATCGAATCATTTTGGGGTTTGGTCACAAACGGAGCACGACACGCATCGTCGATTGCCAGTTGAATCACCGCCCAAAGCAATTTCTTGCACCGGTCGTTTTGGATCTCGTTGAGAACACCGTCTTCAAATTTTGTCAGATTCATTGACTTCTGTCAGTTTCTTTTTTTTAGTTTCTTTTGCTTCGTCGATAGTTTTAATCGCTTCAGGATCGTGCTTCAGCTCCTTGTAGGCTGCCGCAAAGATCACCTTCAGATCGTCGATGGACTTGCTTTTCTTGATCTTGCTGACATGATCTTCAACAAGTTTCTGATGGCCTTCTTTACTCTTTACTTCTTGTTGAGTCGGTCGCACTTCATGCGTCTGGCTTTCCGAATCGTTATCTCCCTCGGTTGGAATACAAAACGCTTGCATGAGCGCGTATTTATAAGCGGCTGACATAGCTTTATTAGTTGCTTTATCACCGGAGTCCATAGCCTCGCCAATCGTCGAGATAACGTGGCTTGAACCATCCTCGCCGGAGACTAATGTAAAGTCCATATGCACGGTGACATAGAACAATGCAGTGCCGTGTTTGTTGATTCGTTCGGTTACTTGCCGATCAGTGACCTTTGGCAGAACGCATAATTTGTGCTCTGCAAGAATTGGAGCCATTGCATTGTAAACGTCATCGATACCTCTAAACTTGTAACCTTGGCCTTCGTTGACTCTTGATTTTGAGATGCCTTCCTTTGAAATCGAAAGCATAACCTTTGAGATAGCTTCGTAAATCTTTCGCACTTTTGACTCCTTCAGATAAACAGGAACATCAACACGCCGAAGTAAATTCCCAATGCTGCGCATAGCAACCAATCACTCCTCGTCGGTTTCCATTTCTCCAAGTTCGTACTCCTGTTGTTCCAACTCTTCTTGCATTCTTTCATTTCTTTCCCTTTCAAAATTGTGGCGATACAACTCGCGCTCTAAGAACCAGTCATAGTTCATTTTTTTTCTCCGTGTCAGTGACTAAGGTGCAAAAATCCGAGCTGTAAGAGTAAGATTTGGAGAACGCTGTGGCCTCGATCTTGATGTTATGTTCCCTGTCGAAGAACTCGACTAGGATTTTTGCTACCTGTTCTTCCGTAAGTGCGATCTTCATGTTTGCTCTTGGTACGGGCCGAAGCCCCAATTTATTAGTAAGAAACTGTGAAGCCTTCAGCTTCAAGCTTTGCTGCAAACTCTGGTGCAGCAGATTTGCGAACTTCGCAGGAAACTCCGCCGCAAATGCGGTCTTTGGCGTTTGTGTTGTTAGCCACGAAAGTAACCGTGGTTGCTGAGAAATCGAAGGGAAGAACCTGGAAATCGCTCATTTGAATCTCCTTTGAAGAGCGGGTTAATAAGTTCGTTTGCATGGGTGTATATTGACCGAATAAAACCTTTAAGACTGTCGCCGCGATGACAATCTCTGCCACTGATACCAAGAAAAAACGCCGTTCGTCGGTTAGCCCTACTCAGAGGTCTCTAGCTCTGCTGAGAGAGCAGGGTTATCTCTGTCAAGTAGTCGAGCATTGGAATCCCTGGGCCAAGATCAGGCAGGACCTATTTGGGATAGGGGACATCCTTGCTATCAAGGACGGAGAGACTTTGCTGGTTCAGACAACCAGCAGGTCTAATATGAGTGCGCGGGTGAAGAAGATTTCAGAGAGCGAGGTGCTCCCCGTCATTCTTAGAGCTGGATGGAAGATCCAGGTTCACGGATGGGGGGAGCTGGTGACCGGTTGGGACTGTAAAACCTTCGAGTTTTAATCTTCGTCAGTTTCGTCAGCTTCGAGCTGTGCATCTAAAAGACGCTTGTACAAGTCTCCAAGATTCGAGTCGACACGCTGTTCAGCCACGAAATCAAAAATGAGGTCAAATTCTTCTTGAGACAGTTCAACGATTGCGTAGGTTTCCATAAAAAAAACTCCAGGTTGAGCGTCGGGATGACGCGAGATGATTGTGTCACAAACTTGTGAAAATTCTGTGATACAGTTCGGATGTCGGCTGGCAACCGGCGTTGCAGAGAGGAAAGGAAACTAACCCCAGATGTTTTAGGTTGGGGCGTTAAAGATGATGTGCGTTTCCCTTAGGGGGAATTCCTTTCTTCTCAACGCCTGAGTCTGCCTTCGCCAAGGGTAACGCTCCAACCTAAGGTTTCTGGGGTTTTTCTTTGGTTCCGACCGTACTGTCCGCGTAAGCAATGAGTTAACCTGACTGCTGACAAGAAGAGGGTACTGGTAAGCCACGATGTTTGTGAGCCGGTGCAAATCCGTAAGAATCCAGCGGCTGGTCGAATCCCCAAGCCGAGGGGCTAGGCAACTAGCATGGGGATGGCGGTAACGTCCGAGGAACCATCTCTCTCTACTCCCGTTGGGGGTAGGGGGGTCTTTGCGAGGAACATACCTATTCTGGCACTTTTGCCACCTCTAGTCTTAGGTATAAGCACAAGAAAATGGCTCAGGCATTATCAACAGGCAAGTTTGCCGGTTTCGCCCAATGTCATCTCAGCGACATTCAACAAACAAAAAAAGGTCTACAGTAAAAACTCCAACACAGGAGGTTTTATGTTTATGTTTGAAGAGTTCTGGAGTAAGTACCCAAGAAAGGTCGCTAAACGCGCTGCACAGAAGGCATGGGCGAAACTATCGCCTGCTGAGCAAAAGTCTGCTGTAGAGGCTCTAGTGACGCACAACAAGTATTACCAGGTGAAGGGAACTGGGCAGGAGTTTATTCCTCACCCTGCCACCTGGCTGAACCAAGGAAGATGGGAAGATGAGTTAGAGATTGCGCCTACACAAGATAAGGTTGTGGTGTGGTGGGCTACAGAGAAGGGTACTGCTGAGATGGCAGCAAAGATAAATTGTCCGGCGAGACCAGGAGAGGACTGGAACTCTTGGAAGGCTAGGATTTCTGAAAAGCTGAGGGCGGCGTGAATGAGCTGGCTCTTTTCGCAGGCGCTGGTGGAGGAATACTCGGAGGGCATTTGCTTGGATGGCGAACCGTCTGTGCAGTCGAGTGGGAACCCTACGCCGCAAGCGTACTTGTGCAACGACAAAATGATGGGATTCTCCCGCCTTTCCCGATTTGGGATGACGTTCAGACTTTTGACGGAAAACCGTGGAGAGGCATTGTTGATGTCGTATCTGGAGGATTTCCCTGCCAGGACATCTCAGCAGCAGGAAAGGGAGCGGGGATTGATGGAGAGCGATCAGGAATGTGGCGAGAAATGGCGAGGATCATTTGCGAAGTACGACCCCGATACGCATTCATTGAGAACTCACCAATGCTCACTACTAGAGGACTTGACCGAGTCCTGTCAGACCTTGCCAGCATGGGGTTTGATGCGAGATGGGGAGTGTTGGGAGCAGCCGACGTTGGAGCGCCGCATCAGAGGGACAGAATCTGGGTTGTTGCCTACCCCAAAAGCGCAAGATTCCCGACATGCAAGTTCACGTCACCTTGGAAACGACAAACATTGGGAGTCAAATCTTGGGGAGGTATTCGTGGCCGCAACAAACTCAAAGAAGATGCCGCCGAATTTTTGCGAGGCGATGATGGGGTGGCCGCTAGAGTGGACAGACTTAAAGCCATTGGCAATGGACAAGTTCCAGCAGTGGCAGCAACAGCATTTAGATTGCTAACGGAGGGGTTATGACTGAGAAAGAACGGGTTTATAAGTTGCTTTGGGAACTGAGCAGGCGAGATGATATGGTTGCTGTTCAGCCGTATGAGCTGCGGGTGCTACTAGAAGATTTGGAGATGTCAAAAAAGACGCTTCAACAGATTTACATGGATTTGGACAAGGAAATGGCGTGACGTTACTTGATTATTTGGAAACTAGAAAAACGGGGATTTCTACGGCTCAGATTTGTAAAATCTTTCAACGCAGCGAGTCATGGGTGCATCGAGCATTGAAACAACTTATCGCGGATGGGTTAGTTGTGAGGGAGAAAAGACGCTTGCCTTCGTCCCTGGCTAACCGATATTCATTTGTCTATGTGTCTGTCAACAAGAAACCAAAGGTTTTGAACAGACAAAAAGTTTCGTTCAACAATCCCTTCAATTTGGAGACATGATGAAAAAACGCCAGATGACTGACAGAATGCAATGTAACCCACATCCAGATGCGCCGCATGGGTTTGATCGTAATGCCTCGCACAATGCCGATCGTTATGTCTGCGAATGCGAGGGCTGGGAACCAGAGCCTAAAATAGAACAAGATGCAAGCAATGACCGGCTCTGAAATTTAGCCCTTCAATTCGAAAACATAATGAAAAAGTCATGGGATCAGTTGCCGCCAGGCAAGGCAAAACAGGCTTTTGTAAAGTGGGCGCTATCGAAACAGATTCCACTTGAAACTGCCAAACTAATTGCAACGCGTAAGTTTGGCGGTTCAAGCAAGAGCCGCATGATTGATGATTACCAATCCAATAAAGACTCAAGATTTTTGTGATTGCTGTTTACACATCTATCTTTGACAATTACGACCCGCTGCATTACGCGGTCAGGCAGTCTGTACCCACGAACTTTTACGCGATTTCGGATGAAGCGAAACCTAACCAAGGTTGGCAACAGATCATCACATCCAAACAGTTTGTTGACCCAAGGATGGACGCAAAGTGGTTCAAGTGTTTCCCTGACAAATTGGAGTTCGATGAGGACTATGTGATCTGGGTGGACGGTTCCATACGGATCACAAGCCCTAAGTTTGTGGAGTATATGGTCGAACAAGCCGGAGATACGATGGCAGCGTTCCAACATCCTTGGAGGACTTGTATCTACCAAGAAGCCCAAGAGTGCCACGACATGGCTAAGTACAGGGATCAGCCCATCTTGGCTCAGGTCGAGCATTACAGAGGCTTAGGATGGCCTGAGAACGGTGGTCTTATTGCAGGCGGTGTTATCTGTTGGAAGCGGTCTTACATCAATCCTAAAGCCAACCAAGCATGGTGGCAGGAGATGATGAAGTGGACCCTACAAGATCAGCTCTCATTCCCGATCATCGCGTCAGAACATGGTTTAGAGGTTAATGTTTGCAACAAGCCGCTTATGAACAACGAATACTTTCAGGTGGTTGCCCACCACAGAATGGATGGATATGAAAAAGTTACCGATTTTGATATGCACGACAGGATCGCCAAGCCTTGAAATCACGCTGTCGAGCATCAGTCTATACGCCAAAGAAGCGCCTGTTTATCTGTCGAGTCGGTCCGAGACAATGGACCCACGAGTTTTCAGGTGGGTACTCAACTCGCAGAGTAACTTCGGTGATGCTTACAACAAAGTCATGGACGATGCCTTCCAGTACCACGATGAAGTCATCATCGCTAACGACGATATATGCTTGACTCCAGATTCCTACAGGCTGCTTTGTGAGGATGTCCAACATCTGAAGGATGCAGGGCATAAATTGGGCGTTATTGGGTGTAGGTCTGACTTCATCTTGGCAGATCAAAACATCCGGTACGAATCAGGGCCAAGAAACGGTATCAGATGGGCAGAGGAGGACACGATCAAGGAGGTTTCTGTGATCGCTCCGATATTTGCTTATGTCTCAAAGGAGGCTTTCAGTCAGGTCAGGTTCCCGCCGATCAATTGGTTTTCAGACAATGTGTTTTGTCATACACTTACGGTATTAGACTTTAGGCATTTCGTTTCAAGGTCTTATGTGCATCATGCTGGGTCACAGACCGTAGGTCGAAACGACCAAAAGAATCTTATGGAGGCCTCGAGATGGCTGTGGAAAAACGAACCAGGGATAGCAAGGCACTACCGTCTCCCTACCGAATGAAGGAACCTCCAGTTCCAATCAGGTACGACAGGAAGGTCGGCATCCCACTACAACCTAAGAAGGCTAAAAAATGAAGGGTTTACTTGCCCCTAAAGTCATGATCGTCATCAAGCAGAAGGACGACGAAAACGAGTGTCCGCTGCCGACTAAAGACGAAGCTCTGAACGAGGAAAACAAACAGATCGCCGCAGAAGAGGGTATGTACGGTCCTGAGAGAGAGGGCGATACTCAATTCTGGCGCGATCTAGGCGCAAAGTGGCGTATCTCTGCAAGCCAGGCCCAAGAGAGGCGCTGCGGTAATTGTGGATATTTCGACATGGACATGCAGGATTGTCTACCTGAGGGTGTCGGGTACTGCCACGAGTGGAACTTTATGTGCTCTCCCGAAAAATCTTGTATGGAGTGGAAAAGTGAAGAAAGCGATATGGGAGAAGGCGAGACCGAAGAAGCTGGGGAAGAGTGAACCGCTTTCCAAGTCTGAGAAGAAGTCCGCAAAAGCAATGGCTAAGTCAGCAGGTAGGCCATATCCTAATCTTGTAGACAATATGCGAGCAGCAAACAAATGAAAAAGACGAAAGCGGAGAAGAAGATCTCCAAAGTGATGACTGAGTACAACAAGGGTAAGTTGCACTCTGGAAGCAAGAAGGGTCCGGCGGTAACGAACCCCAAACAGGCGATTGCGATTGCACTTTCTGAAGCTGGTGTGAAGAAGAAGAAATGACCGCAGCCTGGACAAGGAAAGAAGGCAAGAACGCCAAGGGTGGGCTCAACGAGAAGGGCCGGAAGTCTTACGAGCGTGAGAATCCTGGCTCAGACCTAAAGGCTCCCGTTAAAAGCGGTGATAACCCGCGTAGAGCGTCTTTTCTTGCGCGAATGGGGAATATGCCAGGGCCAGAGAGAAAGCCTGATGGAAGCCCTACCAGACTGCTCCTAAGCCTAAAGGCGTGGGGCGCAAGTTCCAAGGCTGATGCTAAGGCAAAGGCCAAGGCTATCTCGGCGAGGAATAAAAACCGATGACCTCCAACGGAGAATACGGTGAGTCAAGTAGAAAAAGTTTCGATAGAAAAGCTCATTCCTTACGCAAGGAACGCAAGAACACATGACGAGGCGCAAGTCTCTCAGATTGCAGCCTCTATAAAAGAGTTTGGGTTTAACAACCCAATACTCATCTCTGACGATTACTCAATCATTGCCGGCCACGGAAGGCTTGCCGCAGCGAGAAAGCTGGGGTTAGCAGAAGTTCCTGTTATAAAACTGTCTCATTTAAGCGACACTCAGCGTAAAGCGTATGTGCTTGCTGACAACAGGCTCGCGCTCAACGCAGGTTGGGACAACGATTTACTTAAGCTAGAGCTGATCGAGCTAAAAGCAGAGGATATTGACCTCGAAATGCTTGGGTTCTCTGCGGAGGAGCTAGACGGTCTCTTAAACGCGCTTGAGCCAACGGAAGGATTGACCGACGAGGATGCTGTTCCTGAGCCTCCGCCGGAGCCTATTACAAAGCCCGGAGACATCTGGATACTAGGCAAGCACCGGTTGATGTGCGG